CGACAAGATTTTTGATTCACACCTTGGGAGCGGGTCAAGCCGAATTGCCGCTTACGATATGGCGCTTGATTTCATCGGGTGCGAGATCGACGCAGATTATTTTCAGAAGCAAGAACAACGTTTTGAAGAACATACAGCGCAGCAGCGGTTATTCCTATGACCGCCGCAAGGAGGGTACATCATGGTAACAATCGGATGCGGCAGGACGGTCAAGCCCGTCACGTTCAGCGTCTTAGGCAAAGACGGCAAAGATAAAGCCGTTCGGGGTACGGTTTCGTACATCCATCCGGCGCGCCGCTATTGCATTCTTGAATTTGCCGTGCGGGGCGGCATTCTCCGCGAATCATTCCAACTGATAGACGGCGAAATTGCCGAATAGAGAAAGGCAGGGGCTTACATGGAACGCAGACCTATGAAGCTATACCTCGTCAGACACGCCGAATACGGCGAAACAACCGCAAACGGGCGCTGCAAATATGATGCGATCATCGCCGCCGCGCGGCAATGGCGCGCCAGCTGGACGCAGATAGCCCGCGAATGTGAATTTATTGTGCTTGCCGAAGAAGAACCGGCAAGCACAGAGCAATGACCGCGCAGCAGCGGCGGAAACGCCGCATGATACGCCGGTTCGCGCCGACGGTCGCGCTGTGCGCCGTCATTGCAATCATTGCGGCGGCTTGTGTCTGCGCGCTGGCGCGCCCGGTAGAGCGGGACACGCAGCCGGAAGCGGCAAGCACGGAAACGGTTGCCGCAGCAACAAAAATCGCGCCCGCGATCACAAAAGCGGCGGAACAGATCACGAAAACGCCGGAAACGATCACGCCGGAAGCACCGGAAGAAACAGAGCCGGAAGAACAGCCGGAGGAAGCGCCGGAAGAAATCAGCCGTTATGCGGCGCTGAATGTCACGGAGGACGATATTGATATGCTGGCAGCGCTTGCATGGCACGAAGCGCGCGGCGAGCCGTTCGACGGGCAAGTTGCCGTTGTCCTGACTGCGCTGAACCGCTGCTTGTCGCCGGAATTCCCGGATACGGTCGAAGAGGTCGTTTTCCAAAAGTACGGGGACGTTTGGCAATTCAGCCCCGCGCCGTATCTTTGGACAGCAGAACCGACACAGACGCAGTACGACGCAGTTTATACCGCGCTGCACGACACAGATTACATTCTTCCCGCCGAAGCGGTATTTTTCAGCACAAAGGCATACAACGACAATATCGTTGCAGTCATCGGAAATCACATCTTTTGCTCTATTGAGGAGGTCACACAATGAAAATCACACGCAGGACAGAGCAGGAAATCAATATTTCGGAACTGAAAGCAGCGATCAAGGAGGGGCGCGGTCTGGAGGTCATCCGCCCGCACGACGAAATCACGCTTGCGCTTGACACGGGCGAAACGATTACGCCGGTTTGCGGCTACGTCGGCAAGCATAGCGCCCGATTTGTTTTCAAAGACTGCCTCCGCGAAATGTGGCAGATGAACAAGGATATGACCAACAAAGGCGGATATTTCAGAAGCGAAGCCCGCAGACACGTCCTCGAAGATATTCTGCCGCATTTGCCCGCTGAACTGCGCGAAGCGATCACGCCGCGACACTTATGCGAGGAAATCGACGGCGAAACGTACGAATATTTTGATTCGTTGTGGTTGCCGTCAGCAACGGACGTTTTCGGCAATGACCCGGATGGATGGTGGAAGGAAGAAACAGACAGCTTCCAGTTGCCTATTTTCAAGGAAGAACGCGACCGCGTGAAGGAAGTCCCCGGAAATGGTACATATCCGTACTGGCTCCGTTCCCCGATTGCCAGCAATTCCGCGGATTTCGTGGGTGTGAATACTGACGGCACGGTCGGCAGCGACAACGCGTCCTACTCGTGTGGCTTTGCCCCCGGCTTTGATTTGTAAAATTCGGAATTCAAAAACTTCCCCGGCTCAATGCCGGGGAAGTAGCCGCAAGGAGGCAAGATCATACCATGAACATAGGGCTTATCGACGTAGATAGCCACAATTTCCCGAATCTCGCGCTTATGAAGATTTCCGCATTCCACAAATCGCGCGGCGATCATGTCGAGTGGTGGTGGGGATTCGGTGACTACGACATTGTTTATATGTCAAAGGTGTTTGACGATACATATTCAAAAGACGTTGACGAACCCTTGAATGCAAGGAAAATCATAAAAGGCGGAACGGGATACGGGCTTAACGGCAATTTGCCGGAAGAAATCGAACACATTTACCCTGATTATTCCCTATACCCGGAATTGACGAAAGATACGGCATACGGATTTCTGACAAGAGGTTGCCCGCGACACTGTTCATTTTGCATCGTTGGCGACAAAGAGGGCTTACAGAGCAGAAAGTCGCAGACTTGTCGGAATGGTGGCACGGACAGCGATATATAAAGCTGCTTGACCCGAATATAACAGCCTGCAAAGATCGGCTTGACCTTCTGCGGCAACTGGCAGATAGCGGCGCATGGGTCGATTTCACGCAAGGCGTTGACTGCCGGACACTGACAAAAGAAATCGTTCTGTCCCTGAACGCTGTGAAAACGAAAATGATTCATTTTGCGTGGGATTTCATGGAACAGTCCGACGCAGTAGTGAAAGGGCTTGAATTGTACGCGCAGCACGGCGCGATCACGGATGAACGAAAACGCTTACGAACTACAATACGACGCAGGCGGAAAATCTGCACAGGATTTACACGTTGCGGAATATGGGCTATGACCCATACGTTATGATCTACGACAAGCCCCATGCGCCGCGCGAAATACGGCTTTTGCAAAGATGGGTAAACAACAAGATCATTTTCAGAAAATGCGAACGCTTTGAAGATTATGACCCGAAGCGGCGCTGACGGAGGCTGAAATGAACAAATACATTGGAAAAATCATCATCGTTACGAATATGCGGAAAATCCCGCGTTCGTGCGCGGAATGCGGCTACTATGACGGCATGGGAAACCGCCCCGGCGGGCGCTACAACGACGGTATTTGCACGGCGGGCGCGTCGATTTACAGTACACGCGGCATTCGGGCAACAAAAGAACGGCTGAAAAACTGCCCGCTGCACATGATCGGGAGGGATAGCGATGACTGATGAATACATAAGCCGGGAAAAGACGCTGGAACTGCTCAAAAGTCTGAGCAGTCGGGACTATCGCCGGAAAAAAGGCACAATTCAGGATGCAATCAAGATGATTTCTTACGCCGTGTACACGCCCGCCGCCGACGTTGCGCCGGTGCGACATGGGCGGTGGATTTACCATGATGACGGTGTATTCACTTGTAGTGAATGCGGCAACGCAGAATCTAACGACAGCTATTATTGCAGACTATGCGGGGCAAAGATGGATGGTGTTTGACGGTGAAAATTGAACGTGCGATTGAAATTCTGAATCCCGCGCATCGGGAACATTACGAAAGCATTGAACCGGTAGACGAAGCCTGCCGCATGGGAATTGCGGCGTTGTTGTACCGCGTTCGGAAAAAACCGGAATACCTTCCAGCGCACCCCGCGCCCGCTTTAGCCTGCAAGCGGTGCGGCAGCGTCAAACACTTGCACAATGCAGACGGCGCGCAGAACGCATTCTGCGGGCAATGCGGACAGGCTATTGACTGGACGGATGCGGCGGAAACGGACGCATAAAAAAGCCGCCGACGTTTTCGCAGAACGTCGGCGGTGCTTGCCTCGGAAAAGACAAGGCTACTCATACCTTATATATAATATCACGTTCCGGGGCGATATGCAAGCGAAAAGCGGCGGGAAACCGCTATTTTCGGGCTTGTATGGGATAGTAACTTAACGACCACAGAGCCGCCGGAGGTAAAGGCATGAAAACAATCTATCGGGAAAAGCGCTACTACTGCGGGGAGTACCTCGACGTATATATTTTTCCTACATATCGGCAATCGAACGGACGGCGCAGCC